ACTGGTAAACAATGCGTCCGGTGACTTTAATGTTCTAAACAAGACGATAGATGCTTCTACCAAAATAATGGGTGGATTGGCCAGCATGATACCGTATGTTGGCGGAGCACTTGACGGCCTCATAAAGGGTGCTGGTGAAGTCTCTAAGTTCATGATTACTACATTTGCAAAAGCATATGGAAATTTTGAACAGTTGAGTGATACCGGAGTTATTACTACATTCCAAGACTTGAAACTAAACTCTGATGCAACAGGACTTACATTTGCTGATACTACTAAAGTAATGGGCAAGTACAGTAAAGAGTTGGCAGTCTTCAGCGGAAATGCTCTTGCCGGAGCCAAACGCTTTCAAAACATTGCGAACAACAGTAAACTAATGTCAGAAGAGTTTCAAAAGATTGGAATTTCGGTATCAGATGTTTCTGACTATCAACTTAACTATATTAACCAACAGACTATAGCTGGTCGTAGTCAGACAATGACGGACAAGCAACTTCAAGAGGGTAGTAAAGCTTATATTGAGCAATTGGATACGCTGTCAAAATTGACTGGTAAATCTAGAAAAGAACTACAGGACGAAGTCAACGAAAGAATGAAAGATGCTAGATACGTTGCAGCAATTGCTTCGCTTCCAGACAAACTAAGAAATGTTGTTAATAACGTACTCTCTAGCGTGGGACAACTTGGCCCAGGAATATCAGAGGCACTAGGAGAATTAGTTGCAAACTCCGGAGTAGGTACCTCTGAAGACGCAAAAGCTCTAAGACTATCGTTATCTATGGGTGGCGTGGGGCCAGAATTTTATACAAATTTAAAAGCAGGAAAATATTCCGCAGAAGAAGCCAATAAGATTATTATGGCAGCTATGGCAAAATATGGAAAATCCCAAGATAGTATGTCACTTCAAGTTAGCAGCGACACAAGACAAACCAGATTTATTGTGGAGGGTAAAAAAGCAGCAATACTTTCGCTAAAACAATATATGGGTCAACAAGCTGATATAGCAAAGAATCGTCAGACAGTGATCGACACGGTTGATGACGCAAATGATGCGGCTGCAAAAACACGTAGAAACTTATACGGAACTACACGCAACATTGATGCTCTAGCAACAGAAAGTGAAGTAATGACCAAGATAATGGGTGGACTTGCAACTGGGCTGGACAAAGTAACTGAAGAGTTGTATAATTTTATTGGTGATGATCTTCCTGAGTATATCAAACTCAGACGTGAGGAAAATAAGAAACAAACTGAACTGAATACGATGCGTCGTGATTTAAATAAAAAGTTAGAGTTGGAGGCAAAATTAAAAACAGCTAAGCCAGGATCTAGGGAAGAGGCTGATGCAAAAGATAAACTAGCAACGATACGGTTTAATAATTTCAGCATTGGTAAGACGCTTGAGCAGCAGGTTAAAATCACGGAAGAAGAACTACGTCAAATTCAAACACGAAAAGCAAAAGCAGAAAAAGAAGCACTAGGTACTACTTCTTCTGGAGCATCTGATTCTCCACCACCAGGAGCTTCATCCGACAGCACAGGAGCAAGTCCTCAGTCCGGAGCATCAGATTCTCCTGCGCCCGGTAGCGCACAGCCAGCTGCCCCGTCAGGAACTACAACGCCAGGCACACCAGGTTCGCCTACTGGGCAAGATACAGCGACCGGTCAACCAGCAGATGCCACATCATCCGGAACAACAGGCGGTACATCTGCTGCACCATCAGGCGGCGGCGATGGACGAATCGTAAAAGTATTGAAATCTGGCCCAGGAGGAATAACAGTTCAGCTTGCTGATGGTAGTACTGTCGAAAGAACAGGAACAGTTGCATGGAGAGGAAATAATCCTGGAAATCTACGCTATGCTAAATGGGAAGATCAGTTTAATGCAATTGGAATTCAAAATGCTGGCACTAGTGGACAGTTTTCTGTATTTGCCACACTTCAAGATGGCATAAATGCACAGAAAGAACTGATATTTAATAAGTACGCTAACCTCAGTATAGCACAGTTGATGCAAAAATATGATGCAGCGACTGCACCAAGATATACGCAGATTGTTTCTCAAGCAGCCGGGGTTGCTCCAAACACTGCTGTCAAGAATTTATCCCCAGACCAACGAGAAAAGTTGATTGCGGCAATACATCGCCAAGAAGGATTTAGAGCCGGCAATGTAAAAGTAGTTTCTGGACCAACACAACCAACTGCAGCAGCTACGGCAACTGCACCTACTGGAGCAGATTTAGGAACATCTCAAGCAGCGGTAGTAAGCGGTCCTACTACAGGTTACCCTGCTGTACTGACAGGAAATACAGCAGTTATTCCTGCCAACTCGGGATCAGAAGCTTCTGCGCTAACCCAACAAACAACAGGTAGCAGTGATGCGGTAAAAACATTTATGATGATGAGTAGAAAACTTGATCAAGCAATTGATGTATCAAACACGAACTTAAGAAACACACGTAATGCAGTTAACGTATAACACTAGGAAATAATAATGGCCGACGATATCAATTACCAAATGTTTGACGATTTGAATAAACAAGTCGGTGCTTTTTCTTCTGGATTGAATCAACAGATAAAAAGCACAGGTATGGTTAGCGATGCCTACCGAGAAGACGCTGCTCAACAAAAAGCAATGCAAAAGGCTCAAAAAGAGCTAGCGGACTCTATCCAGCAAGCCACGAGAGGAGCAGTTGGATTTGCAAAAACATTACAAGGTGGTAATGGAAGTTTTCAACCACTCACTGAAGTTGTCAGCATCACAACAAAAGCACTTGGCAGTTTGCTTGGAAAAATACCTCTTATTGGAGGGGCACTTGAAGGATTAACAAAAGGTGCGGGCGAAGTTGCCAATATGATGATCGAAACGTATGATAAAGTATACGGATCATTTGAAAAATTAAGCGACAGCGGTGTAGTGGATTCATTCACGACTTTCAAAAACACTGCCAATGCAATGGGCATGGCAATGACATCAGCATCAGAGTCCCTTGAGAAACGTAGCAAGGATCTTGCACTGTTTGGTGGAAGCGCCATGCAGGGAACTAAAATATTTGCGCAAATTGCAAACGATAGTCGAGGACTCAGAGACGATTTCCAAAAATTAGGCATCAATAGTAAAGATTTTACAGATTTTCAGATTAGTTATATCAATCAACAGAATATTCTAAATCGAGGAAAAATAAAGTCAAATCAAGATTTGGTTAACGAGTCTGCTAACTATATGAAAGAGTTGGATGCTGTTAGCAAACTCACTGGAGAAAGCAGAAAAGCACTGCAATCAGCCAGAGAAGAGAGAATGAACGAAGCAACTCTTCTTTCCGCTATGGAAAAAATGAGTCCAAAAATGCGGGACGAGTTCAATAAGTTCTTGGATACTGTCAAAGCAAAAGGAGGAAAAGAACTATCTCAAGCTTATGGTCTTATGATCGCTCGTGGCGGCCGAGTATACGGAGAGGCGTCTAAGAAACTACAGGCATCTGCTCCAGAAGCAGCGGCTATGACTGCAAAAATGGCACAAGACATTAAAAACAATATGTTTGATGCTAACAAAGGAGTTGACCAGGCTGTTGAAGCGGCAGACCAATCGGTAAAAAGAAATAAAGAGCTTGCAATTACACGAAGCAGTGATCTAGCATCTACTGCGTTATTTGTCCAACAAAACAGCCTTGCAACTTCTAAAAATAAAAATATTGCTAAACTAGATAAAGAATACGCACAGACACAAACAGATACGATAAAGGATGATAAAAGTCCAAATGCTCAGTTAGCAAAAACAAAGCGAGCACTTGAAAATACCCAAATCAATATGGAACAGTTGGCAACAAGTTCTAGGCTGGTAGAAGGATTAATGAATTCTATGGCAGAGGGCCTAGAAAAATTCACAGAAAAGTTTTATGATCTGGTTGGAGAAGACATGCCTGCGCACCTAAAGGCAGGATCAGAAGCTAGAAAAGCAATAAAAGAAGAATCGGATATTAGATCAAAACTGGATCAAGCAGAAAAAAAGGAACTTAAACTAAAAGAATCTGGAATGAGTCAGTATGACCCAAGAAGAGGATTAAATTTAGATTTCATAGAAAAACAGAGACAAAAACTAGAAGAAGCAACAAAAAAGAAAGAACAGGCATTAGAGAGAAAAAGACAAGAAGACATAAAAGCAGGAATAGTAGCAGGCGGCGCAAGTACTACCAGTACAGCCGATGCTGCAGCGTCATCAGCAGCTCCTGCTACCAGCACCACTACCGCGCCTACTGCGCCTGTGACCTCAAACTATGGAGCAACTGTAGTTGATGAGGGCACAACAACCGGTGCTGCAGGTTCCCGCGCCCAAAGCAAAACGCAGAACGTTAAACCTGATGTGTTGGCTAAACTAGCACAATTAGAATCAGCTACTGGTAAACAATTAATTGTCACCAGTGGTTTTAGACGAGGAGCAGCTAATCACGGAACAGGAGACGCAATTGATTTGGGATTTGGTGCGAATCCATCTTTACGCAGCACAGAAGAACAAAACAAATTGTTCAAAACAGCAATTGGTCTAGGTTTCAAAGGAATTGGAGCAGAATTCAGTGCTCCTGGCGGAGCACATATTCACCTAGATACCTCGCATCCAACTCTAATGGGCTGGGGTAGTGATTACACGTCTAGAAGTTTACCTAGAGATTCACCCTATCTGGCAAATTTGATCAACCAGCAGAGAAGAGGAGGATCAACATCGCCCACTAATTCAGCGAGGACTGGTGGAATATTCTCAGGACCAGACACTGGATATCTCACTGAGTTACACGGTGATGAGGTAGTTGCGCCAGTTGGAAAACAAGCACTCAATACAAGCATGCTCACCGGTCTTGGTGGATCATCAACTGATGCAGACTTTGACGCAGTGTATAGACAGGTAGAAGATAAAATGGATAGATTGATATCAGTTATGAACGATACCATGAAGGCAAACAAGAAACAATCTCAGGCTAAGTTTGTGTAACGATAAATAATAGACAGCGAAGAGTCGATATGTCATACAGAAAAAAATTCACGAACAAACACGGATCACTTAGCCCCATCTCAGGCAGCAATTCAAATGATGGTGCTTGGAACGGTGGAGCCGGTGAGGCTGGCATGGGTAAATCCGAGACCGGTGGCTGGAGCAATGACTTTGCCTTCAGAAACTATCAGTCACGTCTCCCAGAAGTCTACACTGGACATCCAAACAGAATCGAACGCTACAATCAGTATGAAATGATGGACGTTGATCCTGAAATCAATGCCTGTTTGGACATACTTTCTGAATTCTCGACTCAACTCAATGAGCATAACGGTACTCCATTTGAGATTAAATTCTCAGGTGAGCCAACGCAAACTGAAGTTGAGTTGATCGGCAAACAGTTGAATCAATGGTGCAAGCTCAATGAATTACACACACGTGTTTTCAAAATCTTTCGCAACACAGTAAAATACGGCGATCAAGTTTTCATTCGTGATCCTGAAACATTCAAAATGATGTGGATCGACATGACCAAGGTAGTCAAAGTGATTGTCAATGAAAGCGAAGGAAAGAAGCCTGAGCAGTACGTTCTGAAAGACATCAACCCGAACCTGCAAAACCTGACAGTTGCCGAAAAAACAACAACTGACTTTCAAGCTCAGCCTCCAACAGCGGGCTATAGTGCTCCCTACTCGTACACAGTACCAAACGAACCATACGGTACAACAGGTACCAGATTTTCTCTCGGCGTGAATGAAATGGCAGTCGATGCCAAACACATCGTACATCTCTCACTCACAGAAGGCTTGGATCGCTATTGGCCATTCGGTCAGTCAATCCTTGAGAACATTTTCAAAGTGTACAAGCAGAAAGAACTGCTTGAAGACGCCATTCTGATCTATCGAGTACAACGTGCTCCTGAGCGACGTGTGTTTAAGATCGACGTTGGTAACATGCCATCGAACCTAGCAATGGCATACGTCAACAGAATCAAAGATGAAATTCATCAGCGCAGAATTCCAAGTCAGTATGGCGGCCAGTCTGTAATGGATGCCACGTACAACCCGCTGTCAGTGAACGAAGACTATTTCTTTCCAGTGACAGCAGATGGTCGTGGATCATCAATCGATCTCCTACCAGGCGGTCAAAACTTGGGCGAGATTGATGACTTGCGATATTTCAACAACAGACTTGCTCGTGGTCTTCGTGTACCATCATCCTATCTACCAACTGGTCCAGAAGACAATCCGACTCCCCTGAGCGATGGACGTGTCGGCACCGCAATGATTCAAGAGTTCCGTTTCAATCAGTACTGCGAACGCTTACAGGGCTACATCGACAGAAAACTGAACGAAGAGTTCAAACTGTTTATGCGTTGGCGTGGTTTCAACATCGATTCTGGCCTGTTTGACATTGTGTTCAATCCACCACAGAACTTTGCCTCCTATCGTCAGTCAGAGCTAGACACCGCCAGAGTTCAAACATTCACAACAATGGCAGCACTACCGTACATTTCAACTCGTTTTGCAATGGAACGCTTCTTAGGCTTGTCACAAGAAGAGATCAAGCAGAACCAGAAACTGTGGATGGAAGAGCGCACTGAGCCCGAGGACTTTGAAGCAAAAGGTACTGACCTACGTTCAGTCGGCATCTCAACTGCTGACATTGATTCTGATCTAGAAACTGCAGAGACACTAGAGAATGAACCAGAAGGCGAAGAGGCCATGGCACCTGAGGTGACAGCACCTGTGTCACAAGCTCAGCCTGCACCGGGTCCTACCGCAGCGCCTCCTCCAGCGTAATATGACCAAAAAATTTGACTTTGCGTTTTAGAACTGATAATATAGAGAGATGATACACTATCTATACGTAAAGACGCATCGCAAGACTGGTTTAAAATATCTTGGCAAAACAACACAAGACCCTTATAAGTATAAAGGGTCAGGAAAGTATTGGAAACTTCATCTCAACAAACACGGTGAAGAACACGATACAACTATACTTCACGAATGTAAGTCTAACGCAGAAATTATGGAACTCGGACTCCATTACAGCACACTGTGGAATGTCGTTGAGAGTCAAGAATGGGCAAACTTAAAGCCGGAATATGGCGATGGAGGCTCACTCAAAGGTCATACAAAGTCAGTCGAGTCAGTTGCGAAACGATCAGGCGATAATCACCCAAACAAGAAAGAATCGGTTAGAAACAAAATACGAACGTCGAAAACTGGATCGATATTGTCGGAAAGTCACAGAGCAAATATCGCAAAAGGTGAGCGAGGTAACACAAAACGAAGAGACAAGACGCTCTATACTTTTGAGAACATTGCGACAGGAGAGCGTGTAACAATGATACGACATGACTTTATTGTGAAATATGGAGCACAGGACTGCTCAATGTCGTTAGTATTAAAGGGCAAACAGAAAACGGTATTAGGCTGGCGTGTAATTTTTGATATCGAAGATAAATACTGAAAAGGAATTTAATATGTTATTAAGGGAATTCTATCAACCAGCGCCGCCTGGCTGGCAAAATGTTGAAGACGACAAAAGCCAGCCGAAGTGGGGTGAGACCCGCAAGACTAAGCTTACACTATCAATGATAAACAAGATAAGGACTATGAACGAAGTTCAATCGTACGAGCGAGCACAAGACTTGAAAAAGATAAGGAAGCAGTACGGCGCACCGGAAGGTGGCGGCGCAGAAGCAGGCGGAATTCCTCCACTGTAACATTACTATACAACAAAAACTTAAAAAAATACGCTATATTGCGTATTTTTTTTAACTATACACTAAATATCTTTACAAAGCCATTTAACTACAGGAGATTTTAAATGTCAACAGCAAAATTTGAAAAACTAATTGATCTCATTATCAATGAAGATCACGAAAGAGCAGAACAACTATTTCACGACATCGTCGTGGAAAAATCACGCACAATCTATGAAAGCTTAATGGACGAAGACATGACATCAGGTCTAGTCGATGAAGTTTCGGCTGAAGAAGACGGCATGGACGGCATGATGGAAGATGGCGAAGAAGAATTTGAAACAGACGAAGTAGTCGACGGCGACTATGATGTTGACGGTGAAGGCTTTGGCGACGATGAAGGCATTGATGCTGAAATCGAAATGGACGCAGACGAACTTGACGCTGATGAAGAAGAAGCTGGTATCGAAGATCGTGTTGTTGATCTAGAAGACAAACTAGACGAGCTAATGGCTGAATTCGAAAGCATGATGGCTGGCGATGATGCTGACGAAGAAGAATACGAAGCAGGTGAAGACGAAGAAGAAGCGGGCGAAGACGAGTACGAAGCTGGCGAAGAAGAGGAAGATGAAGCCGTTATGGAAAACATCGATCTTAAGCAAGTTCCAGGACTCTACGGTTCGAAAATTTCTACAGACTCACCAGACGGTTCAAAGAAAGGACCAGTTCTTGCTAACAGCGGTCAAAAAGGCATGGCATCAAAGCCAGTGAACTTTGATCAAGGCGGCGATCTAAAACAGGCAAATGGCCCTAAAACTCCAAGCAACTACGGTTCAAAGGGTGAGGGCAAAGTCAAGGATGCAGAGCAGTGGAACAATCGTCCAGGTGCTAACCCAGCAGTTGCCAAGTCAGGCAAGGGTGAATCAGTTGGAATGCAATACGGCGACACAAAGAGCCGCGCACAAGGCAAAGAAGCCGGTGACGGTGGTACGGTAAAGCAAGATAACAAGTCAGTTATCGAGTCCCGTCGTACGACAAAGCGCCGCGTTTAAGGACATAGGACAATGGCTTTGTACCTACGTGAAAACTTGACATTCGACCGTGCTAATCTCATAGTCGAATCTGTCAAGGAAGAAGGAAGCGATAAGAAGAACCTTTTCATGAAGGGCATCTTCATTCAGGGCGGAGTAAAAAACGCAAATGAGCGTGTTTACCCCGTCTCTGAAATTGCTGAAGCCGTTAATACTCTGAACGAGCAAATTCGTGAAGGCAACTCTGTACTTGGTGAGATCGATCACCCTGATGACCTCAAAATCAATCTGGACAGAGTGTCGCACATCATCACAGAAATGTGGATGGACGGCGCAAACGGATTCGGCAAACTCAAAATCATTCCAACTCCCATGGGCCAGCTTGCTGCCACCATGTTAGAGAACGGAGTCAAACTCGGCGTTAGTAGTCGTGGCAGCGGAAACGTTGACGAGGCTACTGGCAAAGTCAGTGACTTTGAAATCGTCACTGTGGACATCGTGGCACAACCCTCCGCTCCAAATGCGTACCCCAAAGCAATTTACGAAGGACTAATGAACATGCGTCATGGTCATCGTGTATTGGACAACTTAAAAGGTGCAAATCTGGACAAGGACGCCAAAGTTCAAAAATACTTGCGTGAGTCGGTTACCGATCTCATCAAGAATCTGAAATTATAAAAGGGGATATCAATGTTTGATGCCATCAAACCACTACTTGAAAGCGGAATCGTCAATGAAGATACAGCCCAGGCCATCAATGAGGCATGGGAAGTAAAGTTGAACGAAGCTCGTGAACAGGTACGTTCGGAACTTCGTGAGGAGTTCGCTCAGAAGTATGAGCATGACAAAAATGTAATGGTAGAAGCCTTAGATAAGATGATTACAGAAGGACTAACTCAAGAGATTCAAGAATTTCAAGAGGAACGTCAAGCAATGAATGAAGACCGTGTAAAAGCGAAAGCAAAACTTCGTGAAAACGCACAGAAATTCAACGATTTCATGGTTACTAAGCTAGCCGAAGAAATTCGTGAACTACGTGCCGATCGCAAAGTTCAACTTGAAGGTCGTGAGAAGCTAGAGAAATTTGTAGTACATGCTCTATCTCGTGAAATCAAAGAATTCGAAACAGACAAACGTGCTGTAGTAGAAGCAAAGGTCAAACTTGTTGCTGAAGCTAAACAACAACTTGAGTCACTAAAGCAGAAATTCATTGCTGAAAGTGCCAAGAAGTTAAGTCGCTCAATGAGTAAACATCTAAAAGGTGAAATCAGTCAGTTAAAAGAAGACATTCAAGGTGCTCAAGAGAACACATTTGGTCGTCGTCTGTTCGAAGCATTTGCTGCAGAATTCAGTTCAACACACTTGAACGAAAAAGCAGAAACTCGTAAGTTGATGGCTAAGCTCCAGCAACGTGAACAACAGCTTGCTGAATCTATCAATATTGCTAAGCAGTCACAACGCTTAGTTGAAAGTAAAGAACGTGAAGTTCGTATCATCAAAGAAAGCAATGTTCGTGCAAAAACAATGTCTGAGTTATTGGGCACATTGAACGAAGACCGTGCAGAAGTGATGATGAGCTTACTAGAAAGTGTGCAGACGCCAAAACTGAAGCAAGCTTTCGACAAGTATTTGCCAGCCGTACTTAATACTCAACAATCACAGGCTCCTAAAAAGCGC